GGATACCAGGTCAGGATCAGCCACGCGGCCCGGACCACGACGATCCGGCACCGGGCCAAGCCCCCGGCCCCGCCCGAGCCGATTCACGCGATCGACGCCCAGATCCGGTACGACCACACGTTCCCCTGGAGCGAGCTGAGTCACACCCAGCACTGCTCCGAGGCCGAGTTCGCGGACTTCCTGGACCGGGCCGCCCGGACAATCGGGACCGAGATGACCTTCCGGTCGGCCCAGAGCTAGTGGGCTCCGGCCAGCAGTAGCGCCCAGGTCGCAGGACCGACCTTGCCCTTCTCCGACTCGGGCAGGGAATAGAGCGACTGGATCTTCTCGATCGCGGCCTGGGTCTTCGGCCCGTAGGCCCCGTCGACGGCCAGGTCGGTGTGCCAGGTCGCGTTCAGGATCGGCTGGACCCGGCCCCGGATGTACCAGTGGGGGAACTGGTCGTCGGTCATGCCCAGAGTGATGATGGGTAGCTGTGTCATGATGTGACTTACCTCCTGGCTGGTCAGGAATGTGACGTGCCCGGGTGCGGACGGGCGGGCTGTGTCCCACAGCGGCAGGAGCGACCCGAACTCGCTGACATCGAAGTTGGCTAGCGAGATGAACTGAGTCGCCCCGTCGCCGCTGTGGATGTGCGGCTCGCCCGTCCACTCCGCGCCCCAGTAGTAGCCGTCCGGGTTCCGGTTACCGAACACCACGGACTGGGACCCGTAGTCGATCAGCTTGTACCCGGCCGCGTGGATGCCCGCCCAGTAGCCCCGGACATAAGTCGGGTCGACCGAGGTCTCGGAGTCGAGGCAGACCAGCGTGCCCTTGGGAGCCCCGACCAGGCCGAGGCCGTGAATGGTCATCTCGATGTCGCCCGGCAGGCCAGCCAGGTCCGGGTTGCTCCGGACGAAGATGGGCAGCCGGTACCGGGTGCCGATCCCGTGGACCTCGGACAGCGGCCAGGCCCGGAAGGCGTTGCCCCCGGCCAGGTAGAACGCCGTGCCGTCCGCGTGACCCGCCTTCTGGGCATTCGCCAGCGAGATAGCGTCAATGAATCTGAGCATCGTCATAAGACACATCCTTGCCTGTGCTTGAGCGCGGTTATTGCCTGGTAGAACTCGTAACTAAGCTCCTTGGTCGGGTCCTTCTTGGGGTCGGCCGGGCGGGCGACGGGCCTGCTGGTCACCAGGTCCAGCGTGTCGCACCATTGCAGGTTGTTCTTGTGAATGGCGTAGGAGGTCCACAGCAGGTTCGCCCCCGAGCCCAGGACGACCAGGGCCACCAGCCAGGCCACCCGCCAGCGCCACCCGGCCAGGGGGCTGGTCACCAGACGTCTCCGGAGGTCACGGAAGCTCATCACGCGCCTCCCAGGAGGATCGCCAGGGCTACTCCCCAGAAGAACGCGATGATCGTTGCTCCGGTGATGTCGTAGGCGACTGCTCCCCAGCCTCGGACACTGAAGGCCCGGACAGCAGCGCCTTGGCATGTCCAGCGATCGAGGGCACGGTCAGAGCCAGCCCGGTGACCAGGAGGGCGTCTGATGGCGTTGCGTTCAGCATCTGTGACACGATCAGTGCCACGCCCGTGCCGGTGAGAATGATGTCCTTCACCAGCGACCATAGGTTCACACCTCTCCTTATTCGCTAACCCACACGCACCCGAACGCGGACTCCAGCCCGGAGACCCCGGTCGCAGTGTTGTAAGTTGCCCCGCCGTCTTGCTGCTGATAGAACGGCTGCAGCCGGTCGCCCGTCCGCAGGTAGAACAAGCCGATCGCCTCGGCCCCGGGCTGGTAGCTGGCCGAGGTGGTCCGGACGTGCTGGCCCCAGGTCTGGATCGAGGTTCCCTGGTTCCCCCCGGTGCTGGTCAGGTAGCCGATCGCGGCTACCGGGTGAGCCGGGGTGGCCGAGGGGACGGCCTGGGCATAGTGAGCTACCGCCAGGTACCAGCCGGGCTGGACCGCCGCGTAAAAGTTGCCGCCGCTGTTCCAGCCGCCGTAGTTGTCCCCGGCCGCGTTGTGGATCCGGCCGCCCAGGTGGTCCATGGTGATGGTACTGAATGACGCATTGGTCAGGCCGGTCTGGGCTACGGTCTGGTAGGCCAGCAGGTAGGGCCGCTGGAGCAGGAACGACAGGTCGTTCGCTAGGTGAGCCTGGAACTGGGCGGGGAGTGACGCTCCGGGGGTTCCGGCCTGCCACCTGAACCCGATGTCCGGAGGAGTCCAGGACACCGACCCGTTAGAGCCCGCAAGGGTGGACATCCAGACCACGACCAGGCGGCAGGCGATGACGTTGCTCAGGGTCGTGGCCCCGCCTGAGTTCTGCGATCCGGTCAGGATCAGGGTATCGCCCGCGTTCAGGTCCAGCAGCCGGGTGCACTGCGATTTGGTCTGGAGTAGCCCGGTGTTCTGGTGCGACGGACCCCAGATGTTCGTAGTGCCGTTAATCTGGAATCCGGTGATCCGCTGGGAGCCGGTGGCCACCGACCAGGCTACGGAGCCATGGACCAGATAGACGCCCGACACCGGAGCAGTAAACGTATTGGTTGAGGTGTTGAACGAGCCCCACGGATCGATGTCGGCCGTGTTCAGGGGAACCTTGGTCGGAGTGATCGTCGCGTTGTTCGGGATCGAGGTCGACAGGAGCCCCGACGCCCTCATCTGCGGACGGTTGTTAAGGAACTTGAGCGGGGCAGCCAGATTGTTCCCGTTCATCCCCGAGCTAGTGATGGCGCTGGCCGAGTTGTAGCCCGTCGTAGGCGTGGGGAGCGACCCGGCAGTCGTGTTGTTTACCGCAGGATCGAACCCGGTCCAGAGCGTACCGAACAGGTTCGTTTCATTGGCGTAGTCGGTCGCGTTGACCTTGTAAGCGAAGTTGGCCCCGGTGTCGGCGCACAGCCCGCCCAGGCTGATCACGTTGGGCGGGTTGGCTGTCATCAGGTCGACGACGTACGAGGCGTTATCGCGGGTGGTCGAGCTGAGCTGCATGCCGCCCCGGGCCGCAGCTACGCCGTTGTAGAACAGGGAGCAGCCGGAGCAGTCGGCCGTAGTAGTCGCGGCGAACACGCACACGCCGAACGCCAGGTAGTTGCCGCCGATGCTGATCGAGGGGGTGGTCGACCCGGCTGACCCGGGGACTGTGGGCAGGTAGTGCCCGGCCGCGTTCGGACCCATGAAGTCGGCCCCGGTAGCGAACAGGGCGTTGTTGTCGATGTGAGCCCGCCAGCTCCCGTTCGAGTCCATGTTCTTGAGCGACCCGCCTGCGGAGCTGGGCTGGGTGCCCAGGGCGGTCGCGTCCCGCAGGTTGGACCAGACCATCGGCGGAGTGGCGTGGAACAGGATGCCGTTTGGCGTGTGGTTATTGCCGGGCGAGTAGGTGTACAGGTCCGCGTTGAGCTGCTCGGCCGAGATCGGGAAGTTGGCGGCCCAGGTCGAGGGGTTCAGGGGCATCGCGTCACCAGGCCAGCACGTTATTGCCCAGCACGTCGAATGTCGCCGTGTCGGTGGTGAGTACGGTGTTCTCGGGCACGTTCGGGTACATCTGGTAAGTCACATCCCACTTGCCGGGGCCGATGTCGTGCTGGACCTTGCCGACCACTACGGGCAGCGAGTAGGAGCCCTGGCTGAGCGGCCTGCGGTTGACCGTGGCCGTGTCGCCCAGCGTGGTCTGCAGTACCGATTGTATCGCACTCGGCCGGGACGCGAGATTCACCTTCATCTGGCGGACCCGGAGCGACGGCTGCTTGTACTTGTTCAGTGACCAGGTAGCCCGGTCGGTGGCATCGCCCGGATTGGCCGCGCTAACTGACTGCTGGAGCGGCCCCCGCTGGAAGTACTGGGCCTGGGAGGCAGTATCACGGACCAGCGGCAGGGCGAGCGAGTTCGGCCCGTTCTGCAAGGTCGCCTGGGCGCTGTTCTGCAAGTAAGTGTTATCGTAGTCGAACCCGGTCTCCGGCAGGTAGGGCACCTCCCCCCCTCCCACGTTATCTCCGAAGGTGACGGAACTGGCCTGATTGTACAGGTAGTTCCGGGGCAGGACCGTCAGGTTCCCGTTAGGCGACACGAACCACAGGCCCCCGGTGCTCTCCACCGCGTCATTCATAGCGGTCGACAGCGGGGAGTTGGCGGTGGAGTAGGCAGCCGCGAGCTGCATGTGATCCGGCACGACCGGCCCGGCCAGGCCCAGGTTGGTCCGGCCCCAGGCGATATACCGCCCGGCCCGCTGCATCAGCGAGTCCCCGCCGAACCCGGTCGACCCGGACGAGTAGTGGGCCTGGATGCGGTAGTTCGGCAGGACGTACGGATACACCGTGGCGTAGGCCATGGCATAGTTGGAGTTGGCCCCGTGGTTGCCGTAGGCGTAGGTAGCCAGGCCGAAAGCAAACGCCACGACCTGGATAGGCGTGGGGGCCAGGCCGCCGACGTTGCCCTTGTCGACGCCATCGAGCCAGAACTCGATGCCGCCGTTGCTGATGTTCAGCACGATGTGGTGCAGGACGTTCTCGGCCAGGTTGGTGATGGCGGTGACCGTGCCCGACCACGACTCCTGGGTGTACCAGGCCATGGTTCCGTCGGTCCGGTAGCTGATCCCGCCCATGATGAACACCCCGCCACCGAGGGCTGCAGCCCCGTTCGAGGCCAGGAACGGCTGAGTCAGCAGCTCGAATAGCTGTACATTCTGGGTGCTGCCCGGGGCGGCTACCGAGGGGGGCAGGAACCAGAACTCCAGCGCCATGTCGCCCGCCCCGCCCGTATTGAGCAGTGGCAGGCCGAAATCGGGTCCGTACTGGCAGCCCGGCCCCCGGACGCCGGTCAGGTCCAGGCCGCTGAACGTGCCGCAGCCCATGCCGGTCCCCGAGTCGCCCAGGAACCCGAGGGACTGGCCGGTCTGGACCGGCTGGCCCGCCCCGTCAATGTAGGTGGCCGTCCGCTGGTTGCCCGGGGCGATGTTGACCGCGACGAGCCCGTCCGTCGCGGTAGCGGTCTTGACCACTCCGTTGACGGTGTTCTGCGAGGTCGTGTACTGCTCGTTGAATGGGAAACAGAAGTATGGGTTGTCGGCCTGGATCTCGCCTGCCACGGCCGAGGGCAGGTTGACGCTCGAAGCGACTCCCACGCCATCGGTCGCGACCATGGTGGACCAGCCCCACTGAGGGAAGTCGGGCCAGTCCTGCGGCCAGCGCTCGACGTACCCGGACCACAGCGGGTAGCGCCTTCCGCTGTACTGGGCGCTGACCCGCAGGGGCACCCCCGGCCGGATGTTCGGGAAGTACGGCGAGCTGGAGTTGGTCGGGTTGAAGGCCCCGTCCTGGTTGTTCATTGCGATCGTGCAGGTACCCGACTCCGGCTGGCTAAGCTCGTACTGCCTGCCGCCCGACAAGCTGATCATCGCCTGCCCGGCCGTGCCGATGCAGCGGGCCGACAGGTCGGTGTAGGCCGTGTCCAGGGTCGCGACGGTGGGGTCGCCCGGGGTGGCACCGAGGGCTGCCTCGACGAACACCCTCGGGAAGTTCGGGTTGATCTGGACCGGCAGGTTGCTGGCCTGGGTGATGCCCACGTTGATCGCGGCCGAGGGTCCGGCCACGGTGACTGTCCAGGTCGAGGGCACCGACCCGGAGCCGAAGGTTCCGAACTGGCCAGTCAGCTTGATCCCGTTCGGGTTGACCCCTCCGGCACTGGCCGTGGTAACCGTGGTCCATCCGGCCTGGGTCTGGTTGAGCGTGATGCCGGTGGAGCCCGAGGCCCCCATGGTCAGGCCGAAGTCGGGCACGGTGGCCGTGCCCGCGACGTTCATCGAGGAGATGGACGCGCTGGAGGTCCTGGTCAGGAAGTCGAACAGCGGCCAGTAGTTCGAGGGCAGGCCGGAGATCTCGGCCATGATGAAGGCGAACGAGTTGACGTAGCCCTGCATGCAGACGCTCAGCCAGCGCTGGACCGACAGAGCGTTCGTGCAGACCCAGATCGCGGCCCGGCACCCGGTGACCAGGTTGCCAGTGTCACCCGCCAGCCGCCACCAGTTGTTCTGGTCGTCGGCCACCGCGCCGACCGGAATGACCCCGTTGCCGGTGGTTACCTGGGCGCTGACATTCCAGGCCGCGTAGATGACCATCATGTTGCCCAGGGCGTTGTTGGGCACGATGTACTGCGGGCCGGGGGTCGCGTACGCCCCGCCCGTCTGCTGCTGGACCAGTGCTAGCGCCATGTCACATGGGCTTGAGGACGCCCGTCACCTGCCCCGAGTTGCGGACGTTGTACCGATAAAGCTCGGACTGCTGGATCTCGAACAGTCGCTTGCCGTCGACGTTCACAATGAGCGAACCCCCCGGGGCCGGGCCGCTGCCGCCCCCCACGCCTGCCAGGGCCGGGGCCGGAGCGCTCGCGGAGCCCACTCCGTAAAGGCTGGCCACGGGCACCCGGGACGGCAGCAGGGATCGCGCCACCTCGGCCATCATAGCCTTTACGGTGGGCAGCAGGGACATCACGCCGTTGATGTAACCGAGCATAGTATTCCGGCCGTGCTGGTGGAAGACCTGGGACGGGGAGAAGATGTGAAGTACGGCACTGAACGCGCCCGAGATCGCGTGGCCGATGCTGCCGACCAGGCCCATCACCGCACTGAACATCGATTTAATACCGTTGATCAGGCCCTGGATGATGTCCCGGCCCGCGTTAAACAGCAGGGTGATGAACCCGGACGCGACCGAGCGGATCACTGAAGCGACCATGTGAATCTGGATCGAGGCGATGTTCACCAGGTCGTGCCAGGCCGCCGACCAGTGGCCGTGGATCACGTCCATCACGAACTGGATGACAGCCTTGACCGTGTTGATAGCTGCAGTAACGACCGCCTTGATGACGTTCCAGACCATGGTAACCGTGGTCTTCATGGCGTCCCACACGGTGGTCCACACCGCCTTGGCGACGGCCATGCCGACCTTGATCTCGCCCGAGATGATCGCCATGCCGATCTTTACTATCGGCTGGATCGCCGCCCAGACCGCTCTGACCACGGCCAGGATGTCGTGCCACGTGGCCTTCCAGAAGTCGCGGAAGGCGGCCGAGTGCTGCCACAGCTCGATGATCGCGATGACGATCAGGCCGATCGCGGTCGCGATCAGGATGATCGGGTTGACCTCCATCACGGCGGTTAGCGCCAGGAAGGCCCCCCGGAGTATCCCCATGATGGCGGCCAGGGCCTTGAACGCAACGACTGCGGTGATGATGTCCGAGGCGATGGTGGCAAACATCGGGTTGGCTAGGATTGAGGCCAGGCCGGTGAACAGCGGCAGGATCAGCCGCAGCAGCCCGGGGATCAGCTTGAGCGCGGCCAGGAACCCGGAGTTGGGGGTCAGCAGGTTGGCTAGGATGGGCTCCAGGTCGAGCAGGATCGAGGTCAGGGCCGGGCCGAGTAGCTGAATCACCTGGGAGACGATCGGAATGAGCGCCTCCAGGCCGCTCCCCACGTCCCCGATCAGCAGGGAGGCGAACTTGGACAGGCCGGGCAGCATCGGCTGGATCGCCTTGAGCACGGCGAACAGCATCTGCTGGAACACGCCCAGGAGCGACGTGAGGGGGCCGGACAGGGCACGGACCAGCCCGGCAAGCATGTTGAGCAGCGGGGCCGCCAGCGGGGCCAGGGCCTCCAGCGCGTGACCGAGCAGGCCGAGCAGGGCTCCGGCCAGGTGGCCGATCGCGTCGATCGCAGGCACGATCTGCTTGGACATGGTGGCCAGGAACTGGGAGAACCCCGCGCTATTGATCCCCCGGCTGAGCGCGGTCTCGATGTGCTGGAACGCTACCGCGCCCTGCTGGGCCAGCGGGACCAGCTTGGGGAGCAGGGCAGCGATGATCCCGAGCCCGCCAGCGAACAGGTGCAAGGTTACCGGCTGGAACGCCTTGGACAGGTTCTTCCACTCGGTCTCCAGGCTCTTTACCTGCTGGACCGCATCGCGGATCGGGGCGGGCAGGGCCGCCAGTTGCTGCTTGGTGTCCTTGAGCGCACCGGTAACCTGCTTGATGGTCGGGATGGCAAAGATGCCGAACGCGCCCAGGCCGAGCCCGGCAGCGACCAGGGCGGGGGCGACGCTGGCCGCGACTCCGACCAGCAGGCCCATCAGCGGAAGTAGCTTGCCGACAGACTGGACCGTCGACAGGCCGGACAGGCCCATCAGGTCCAGGTCGGCAGCGGTCTCCCTGGCCTGGGTGCCCAGCCGGTCAACCTCATGGGCGGCCTCTGCCGCCTCGTCGCGGACATGCCCGAGGGCCTCGCCCGCCTCGACTGCCTTATCGCGCAGCTCGCCTAGCTCGTGGTTGTCCTCGACCAGGGCGTCGGCCAGTCGGCGGATCTCGGCCGAGTTCTCCGCCACGGCACGGGCCAGAGCCCGCACCTCGTCGCCAGCGAACCGGTTGTCCTCAGCGAACCGCCTGGCCTCGTCCTCGGCCTCCCGCATCGGCCGGACATACGGTTCCAGTTCGGCAATGAACTCTTGCCTGATCGGGTCAAGGTCGTCGGCCATCAGGGCACCAGCCGTCGCACCGCACCGGCTGCCGCGTTACGCAGCCTGCCGTCCGATACCATCCTCCTATGAACCGGCCGCATGTAGGGACGTGGGGGGAGGGTGACCGACCTAGCAAAGTGGTAGGCCCCGGACACGCCCCAGCGCAGGTAACCCGGCTTACCCCTCTCGGTGAGGTGCTTGGCGGTGATCGTACCGCCCATCTCCTGGATCCGGGCATAGACGATCCGGGGGCTCACGTCGGCCGTCGCCCGGTAGGCCCCGGACGGCCGGGCCGCGTTCAGCCGGACCGATCGCCGCAGGCTGCCGGTGACCGCTGCCGGTGGCCCCCCGGCCGGGGCCGGGGTGCGCGTACCGGCCGAGTGCGAGAACATCACCAGCTCGGACCCGACGACCTCATTGTGGAAGGCCCTGGCCATGGCGTTAGCCGCAGCCTTAGGCCCCTGCTCGCCCAGCTTCTGAATGATCGCGGCCCAGTAGGCGGGCAGCTCTTCCGGGGTCATTTCTTGCTGCTCGCCTCCTCACTTTGTATCTTGTTCAGGCAGATCTGGGTGGCTATGAGCCAGGTGTCCACCGCCAGCGGCAGTTCCGCCCTCCCTCCCACGTCCGGGGTGATGCCCCAGTTGATAATGTAAAGGATGTCGCGGATGTCCGAGTCGGTCAGGCCCTCGGGCGGTCGCTTGCCTTTACCGGCAAGGTACCGTTTGAGCCTGCCGTAGTCGTCCCTTTTGGGTCCGGACGACGCTGGATCTTGGCCAGGTACGGAGCCAGGATGTCCTCGATCTCGGTGAAGTCGTCGATGCCGATCTCACCGAAGCTGGCCTCGCAGGCGATCTCCTGCTTGTCCCCGTCCCAGTAGGGGACCGGCAGGGCGGCCTCGGTGCCCTCCACCACGTTGCCGTCCGGGTCGTACTCGACCAGGGTGAACGACCAGGCTGACACGAGCTGGGCGAGCAGGGCGTCCCTCCGGATGGTCTGCAGCGACATCGACAGCGGCATCGCGGACAGGTCCGGGTCGCCCTTGTCGTCGAGCTTGATGTACAGCTTGACCGCTCCGTCAGTGCGGTCCCGGTGCTTGGCTTTCAGGGCCTGGATGGGCAGGATCTCGATCCAGTTGCCGGAGGTGAGGGTGTGTCGCATGGGCCTGTGCTCCCTTAGAAGAAGATCGGTACCGCGTTGCTGAGTGTGACCTTGCAGGCGGAGAACCCGCCCGACCAGCCGGTGGGTACGATCGTGTTACGGGTGGTGTTGGTGTGGTGTGACTTGAACGTGACGTCGTAGCCGAACAGCACGTCGCCCGAGTTGATCTTCGAAGTATCGAAGTCGCAGAACGGGACGTCGATCTGCATCGCCTGGTACAGCGGGTTGGAGGTGAGCAGGTTGTTTGTGGTGAGGATCTGCAGCTGCGGCTGGGTGTTTTGCAGCATGTATAGCAGAGCGGTCTCGTCGATGGCCGGGGAGAAGGTCAGCTTGCCCGACACGCCCAGCTTGCCACGGCCGATGACGTACGGGTTCTGGGAGCCGTCGTTGGTGAAGAACACCTTGAGCTGCCGCGACAGGGTGAGCTGCCATTCCACGATGTCATAGACCGGAGCCAGCGCGCCCCCGGTAGCAAGCTGGACGATAGACGTGAAGTCGGGCATCGCCCGGATCGAGCTGACCGAGGCGGCTGGAGCGGTAGTTGCGAGCTGGCCGACGTAGGAGCTGAACGCGCCGTTCCAGTTGAGCAGCTTCTCCGCGTTGCCGGTGAGCACCAGGGTCTGGAAGCAGGAGTCCGCGTACTGGCGGGCACCCCCGGGGTTGCCGCCGATCTGGGGAACCTGGGTCCGGTCGGTCCAGCAGTGGGTAGGCGGCTGGGCGAAGTTCAGGAAGTTGCCGTTACCGAGGAACCCGGAGGTCAGCAGGGAGAAGGCGTGGGAGTAGGTCCCGGCCGCGACAGTCGTGTTGGTAACCGTAGCCCCGGACGCGTGGGGGAACCGGATGGGGGTGGTCGGGTCGAGTGTGATCGTGGTAGAGGCCCCGGACAGGACCTTGACGATCTCGGCCGGGCCGGTCGATCCGGCCGCGTAGACCTGGATCCACATCCCCACCGTGAACGAGGTTCCCGAGGTGACCGTCAGAGAGGTTGCCCCGGACACGGCCGGAGCCGTGGTGGTGGTGTTCGGAGCGGCTGCCGGGGCCGACTGGGTGTAGTCGCCCAGGGTGTTGTACAGCGGATGGCCCATCATGTCGACATAGACAGGCGTCTCGGGAATCGTTACTTCCGCGTACAGGGGACCCTGCAGGAAGTCGTAGATGTCGCCCATGCCGCCACGGAGCGACTCGTCGAGCAGCCACAGCGGCTTGTCGTCGGGCTCGAGGTTCACCATAGGGAAGGTGGTGCCCGAGCTGGACGGAATGGTACCCGGGGTAGCTTCCCGGATTACGTTGACGAACCTCTCCTCGGTGGGGAAGATCGTCGACGGTACAGTCAGGGGCATCGCTTACTCCTCGGTTTCCCCTGCCCCTGTGCTGGCCGGGCCGCTATCGCTGGGGACAGCATACCAGAGGCCATCGTCAGGCGGCAGCTCCTCGCCAAAATCGAACACGTCACCCGGTTCGACGGTAAGCACTGCTCCGGTCTCCGGGTCGGACCGGTGAGGGTAGGACCGGGGACCCGGCCCATCGTAGACGTGGAGCCTGGCCTTTGGCTCTTCGGCCTCCTCGGGCTCCGGCTCGGTTGCCTCGGGCTCCTGCTCGGGGGTCTCGGTCATCGCTGCACCCACTCCTCTGTCGGGGCTGTAATCAGGGCGTCCTGCCGCTGCTCGCGCTGGCTGGCCGTCGAGCGGACCGGCACCCACTCGTACTCAAGGTTCTGCCCCAGGTTGATGATCTGAGCGGAGATGTCGCCGGTCGACGGGTCGAGGATGTCCTGCGGCATGTGGCAGGTCTCCAGCATCATCATTACCCAGTCGAGGACCGTGGGGAACGTCGAGTCGGCCTGAGCGTCCGAGTTGTCGTCAAACCAGGTGATCCAGATCGAGATGTTGTGGGTCATCTTCTTCCACCCACGCGGCCCGCTCGCGGTCGCCTGCCACAGGTTGGGCGGGGGAACCGACCGGGGGCCGCTGACCCGCCTGGTCGTGCCCCGGCTCATCCAGACGTAGGCGGCTGGGTTGACCGAATCGGTCTTGGGGTCCGGGGGAGCCACGAACGCGTCGAGCCTGCCGCCTCCCCCCGGAAGGTTCTGGCCGTTCAGCAGGTCCCTGACGTAGGCGACGGTGGAGGCTACCGGCATCAGATCACCCGGGCGTAGCTCAGCACAGCCTGCTTGGCCAGCTCCCGCAGTTCCTTGACACCGAGCGGCCCGCCCCCGGCCGTGCCCGCCCCGCCCGACACGCTCTGGACCGTGGTGGAGGTCGCCCCGCGTGCCAGGGCCAGCGAGGAGGCCATGTCGATCGTGGCGTTCATCACGGTACGGGGCATGCTGGTCAGCAGGGTGCCCGCCTGGTGGTCGAACGTGAGAGGACTGCCCAGGGTCAGCGTGCCCGGACCGGCGATCACCGACGAGGCGGTACACATTGCCACTTCCTGGAACAGGCCGTCGTAGAAGATGCCGGTCGCCCCGAACTGCTGGTCAGCCGGGTCGTTGGGCGAGGGTGCCCAGCCGGTGGTGTCGTCAACCGATACGGTGGAGTCCCCGGCCGCAGCGTGGGCGGTGAGTGAGGTGTGCGGCCAGCCGTTGATGTACTGGACCTGGAGTCGCCAGGCGTTACGGCCAGGCCACCACCACATGAATTGCGGGGCGATGATGATGGCCTGGCCGCCGTCCGGCACGTCTGCGGCCTGAGAGGCTCCGTACAGCCCGATGGGCGGCTTCTCGATATCCATCTGGTCGGCCGGGATCGTCGTCCAGGTCCTCGGGAAGGTGTTAGGAGTGACCTGCCCCCCGATAACCTGGAGGATCGGCCAGCGCGACACCGTGACCCGGATATTGCCGGTCGTGTTGGATATCGTGACCCGCCAGTCCGGGCCGGTAAAGAACTCGGTATCGAGTGTCGCTCGCAGTACCTGGTTAGTGATCCCCTCAACCAGACCAGTCGCTCGCAGGCAGATATTGGCCTGCTCTGCCTGCTGAGCCCGCTGATCGGCTCCCCTGAATGGGATCGTGGACCAGTCGATACCGGTGGGAGCTGACCGCAGGACGGCCGGGGTGATATAGGGCGTCCCGGGGCCGACCGGGAGCTGCGGTAGCGCAACCACCTTACCCTATACCTCCCACGCTCTCAGGTGCTCAGGTGTCGTACTCGATGTGACGGGCGATGAGGTCCTGCTTACTCCCCGACACTGGTATCTCGCGCTCACGGGCGAGGTCACGGAGGTCCTTGAGCGTCAGCCCCCTGTACGAGGCCCCGGGATCGGCCTTGAGTGTCTCCGTGACCACGGGAGAGCTTCCGACGGTATCCTCCGCGCCAGTGATCACCGGCTCGTCCGCTCCGGCGTCCAGCTCGCCGGTAGCGAGCAGCTCCCGGTAATGGCTCGCCCGCTGCCGGGCCTCCATCAGCTTGATCTGGGCGTCCATGTGCGCCGCGTCCTTGATCGCCTGCTCGGCCTCCTCCTTCTCATCGGGAGTGAGCGGGATACGGTGCCTGGTGCGCGCCCAGTGCGGGTCGTTCTTGAGGTGGCCGGTCTCACAGGGACGGCATTCGACGCCCCAGGTCGGGACGAAATCGCTGTCCGGGTCCCTGGTCAGGCGGGGCCGGACGTGGGAGGTGCCAGGGCGAGCCTCGCACTTAACCTCAAGCTGATCGCTTCGTGCAAAAAGAACCATCACTCCTCCTCGGTCGGTGACCCGTCACGCGGGCAGGTCAGCGACCATGCCTGTGCACGGAAGTTGCAGCCGCGTCGTGTGCAGACCCGGCCCCTCTTCGTACCGATACTGACGTGCAGCCCCACCGTGATGAGGCCGTTCCTCGCGGCGTTGCTCTGCGAAAGCTCGCCGTAGTACTCGTCCGGAATCCGGACTGACCCGCCAGGGTCTGAGTTGAACTCCTGGCCGGTCGACGCCATGTTCAGGCCGTAGCAGCCTGGAGGTAGCGTCACAGGGGTCGTGCCTGCGCTCACGACATCCTCCTAAGGTTAAGCAGTAATGACGACCGTGCACTTGCCGCCAGCGACCGGGGTGACAACCACTGCCCGGATGAAGGCGACGGCTCCGGCCGGGCGGGTGAGGGCGACTGCGGCCCCGGCCGACAGGTTCTGGGCGGACCCCTCGTTGGTCCAGGTGATGCCGCTGGCCGAGGCAACCCCCGACTGGAGCTGGCAGGACCCGCCCGTGACGCTGCCCTCCGCGATCGCGGTGGCAAACGGCCGGACCGTGGTCCCGCTGCCTAGCTGGGCCGCCGTGTCGACCGTCTGGCCGATCCCGTTCGACGCGTTCGACAGGTCGTCGACGATGATGCTGCTCACGAGTTAATCTCCGTCCCGTAAAACCAGTTGAGGACCGACGCTCCGGTCGCTGCGATCCCGTAAATCGAGTTCGGTGCCACGCCTCCCACGTGGGGAAGGGAGACAACCCCGCCGTTCGGGATGGTAGCGGACCCGGCCCCGACCGCCCCGGCCGTCACGTTCGGGCCGCCGATGGTGATAGCGTTCGGTCCGGTGTTGATCAGGACCAGCGACCCGGGCGAGCTGGCCGAGATCGGCAGCGGGATAGCGGAAGTAGGGACCGAGACCGATCCGGGGGCCAGGCTCATGTCGCCTGCACTCCGGCACTGACTTGCAGGGGTACCGCCTGGCCGAACTTCCAGGTAACCGTAGGAGCGACCGAGTAAGTGAGGGTGATGGTCGACCCGGCCGGGACCACGAAGGTGCCCGAAGTAAGGTTGGTGCCGTTCACTGACTGGGTGGTCGCACCGACCGCGATGACGGTGACAGTGCCCCCGGTGACCGTGACGGCGACGGCCTGGCCGGAGTTGTTGGTCATAGCCACAGTCGACGCGGCCAGGGCCGGAGCCCCCGCCCAGACGACCGACCCGGCTACGCAGGCGGAGATCGGGGTGCCCTGCTTGTACAGCTTCGCCTCGGAGCCAGGAGGGAACGGCAAGCCAGTGGCCGGGGTCACTCCCGGCTGGCCCAGGAACGCCGTCGACGGGCCGGGATTGCTGATGATCTGGTTCTCCTGGTTGCCGGACGGTGCCCGGACCGAGACGGCCGAGAGCCCGACCAGGGTGATGGTCTGGTCTGCCATCGTTGCCGTTCCCTTCTGTGATGAGTCCCCGGGAGGCCCGGCCCGCACAGGTGGGCCGGACCCCCCGAAGTTTTACGAGTACGGGGTCGTGTCGTGCGCCTGCAGCCCGGTGAGGATGCCGCAGTACATCGGAGCGTTGCAGAGCATCGCCCCGTACATGAACATCGAGTAGCGGAAGGTGGGGTCGATCACTGGCCAGGACACCGACAGGTAGTCCTGGACCATGACCATCTCCCAGATGTTGGAGATGTTCGACCAGGAGTAGGGGACCGTGTAGGACATCGCCGCGACGGTGCCCTGCGGCCACCAGGGGTGGACCAGCAGCTTGAGGATCTGCCGCGTGAACGGGTTCACGTACTGGCTGACCGCAGCCCCCGCGATGACGTTCGCGACGGCCGACTGCTCGATCATCAGCTGGTAGTTGTTCGCCTGGCCTGCCTGTACGATGTCGTTCGACAGGTTCATCAGGTCAGTCGAGTTGCCGATCAGCTCCTCGGGGTTGGCCTTGAACGCGCCGAACCCGGTCCCGAACTGGGGCGAGCCGTTCCACAGCCCGTTCAGCATCGGGTTCAGGGCCGCAATTGACAGGTGGGTGTTCACGCCCGGCTGGTAGTAACCGGCCTGCCAGCCGACGCCGGTCGGGTAGTTCGACCCGCCCGTCGAGGCCGCACCGGTCAGGGTCGGGATCACGCCCAGCATACGGTTGGCACCCGAGGTGCCCGAGTCGGCCGCTGGCGGGTTCGGGCCGGAGCCCGGGGCGGTCGGACCCTGCAGGGTGAGCCTGCCCCCGCCCAGGCCGGTGTAGGCCCGGAAGAACTGGGTCCGCGTGGGGGACGCCTGGTTCACGGCGACGTAAACGTTCCACCACTCGGCACCGGCCGGGAGGGTCTGGCCGAGGGTGACGTCCACGACCGTGCCCGACGCCACCGTGGTGAGGTCGTTCGACGCGGTGTTCTGGACCGTCTCGCCGTACTCGTTCGCGGCGGTAACGACCACGATGAAGTGGGTGTACGAGGTGTTGAACGCGATCTCGCCGGTACCGGCAGTGCGGAGGGCGATCGTCGCGGCGGTCGTCGGAGCGGTGAGCGCGGTCGTGTTGCCCGCGATCATCTGGAACTCTTCCTGCAGCATGAACTGCTGGAGCAGGATCAGGTTGGCAAGAGCCGAGATGTCCTCGTAGCCCTGGCCGCTGAACTGCGACAGCCAGGAGAGGGCCTCCGACATGCCAAAGAACTGGTAGGGGATGTTGACCGGCACAGCCGACTGCAGGCCCGTGTTGGGCATGTTCGTCGGGAAGGTGCCGCCCGGCATCTGCATCTGGTTGTTGGGAACGTCGGCCAGCGAGATGTCGATGACGTTGCCCGAGCCACCGCCCGTGCCGCCCCCGGTCTTCGAGCCGGAGATGCCGGTGACGATGTTGACCCTGCGGCTGGTGCCCTGGCCCTGGACCCGGGGCAGCTTGTTCCGCAGCGGGGAATAGACCGGGTAGATCAGCCGGGCCGGGTTCACCAGGTCGTAGGGCACCAGGCCCTGGGTCGCAGCGGTGAGGGGAACGGACAGGTTGATGTTCTTGCCCAGCTCGCCCAGCGCCTGCTGCACCTGCTGCATGAGCTGGATCATCCAGGCGTTGCCCGAGCCGCCCGGTGCGTCCATCCCCGCCATGAACCCGCCGAACGTGTTCAGGAAGTTCGGGTTCAGGGACTTCATCACCTTGCGCGGCGACTTGAACGACTTACGAACAGCCGTCCGGACCTCCCGCTCAGCCTGAAACGCGAGCTGGAACAGCGCGGGATCGTCGTCGTCCAGGGGGGCTACGCCCTTGGTGGTACCGCCCCGCCAGTCGCGGACGCCCCGGCCCATTCCGGCGAAGCCCGCGCCCTTGACAGCGACCGGCATCCGCTCGGACAGGGCACTCGACAGGCGGCCGGTCCGGAAGACGGCCTCAGAACCTTCTCCGATCGGGTCCGGGGTGTCCTCGCGGGCCGCCCGGTCCAGGTCGGTCAGTGTTGCAACCACAAGCTTACTCCTATACCTACTTCGTGATCATGGCGGTCAGCACCTTGGTGGCGCTGACCCGCATACGCGGATCGCCACTAGTTGCCATACGCTGCAGGTACTCGATGTAGTCCGGGTCGTCGTTCTGGGTCTCGGCACCACCGATTCCCTTGCTGACGAGAGACTTGCGGTCCACCGGACCACTAAGCTCGGGGACGCCACGGTACGCGGTGTCGTCGGGGTCGAGCGAGGGTAGGGAACCGAGTCGCTCGTTCTCGGCCTTAAGTTCCTGGTTGGCGAGCTGGGCCTTGGCCAGCTTTCTCCTGAGCTTCTGCTCGGCCGCTATGGCGTCGGCCCCGCCCAGGGCTCCGGCAGCCTTCACGACGGACCTCCCGCCCTCCCCCACGCTACGCGCTGGGGCGGGCTGCATGGCAGCGGACCGGATGCCGGTGCGGCTGTTCGAGTCGTGTGCGAAGTCCTCGGTCGTGAGGTTCACGGGGCAGATGTCCGGGGCCAGCGCGGAGACCCTGCGGTGCAGCGAGGTCAAGGACGTGAGGGCCTGGCCGAACGCGGCGGTACCGGCGCTCGCCTGGGTGCCGCCCGAGGGGGACATCGACGAGTGGCCGGACGAGATGAACCCCCGGTGGAACTGGCTGGCCGACACGTGGTGAACGGGGGCCTCGGGCAGCCGGTCGCCCCGGGAGGCCCCGGCCGCCGACAGGGGCGGGTGGCCGTCTCCGACGTAGCTCCGGCTGAACTGGGAGGGGCGGATCTCGCTCTGCTGACGCGGGTGGACCGCTACGCCCGGGGTGAGGTGAGGCAGGGCCTTCCGGGCGTCCATCAGGACATCGGGGCCGATCTCCCGGATCGAGCCGATCAGTTCCAGGATGCCCGCGTAGTGCCCGGCCCGGTCGAAGTCGTTCTCCCCGATGGCCTTCATTGCCAGGGTCTGCAGCTCGCGCTCGGGCAGGGTGTCCTCGAACAGGTCCGGGCCGAGCCCGTACGCCTTCCGGACCGCCTTGGACCTGAACGCGGGACACACCAGGTCGTGAAGACGGCGGATCCCGAACGAGTCGGCCGCGTCCGGGTCGGCCTTGGTCACCTCGTCCTTGGTCGTGTGCATGTGGCCGTCCTCTTCCAGCTCCTCGACGACCTCGCCGTCCGGCTCCCGGTGCCTGCCTGCTGGCTCCATCTGCTTGCCCTTGACCTTGGGGTCGTCTACTGGGGTATCGCCGCCATTGTCGCCCTCGGGGAACGCGGACTTGAGCAGGGCCTCGCGCTGGGCCTTGATGAGCTTCTTGCGCAGCTTCTTCGAGTCGATCGCCTTGTCGGACTTAGGATCGGCGTCCTTGTCCTCGTTGCCGTCCTTGTCGTCGTCCTCGTCCGCGTCGTAGTCGGCGGGCTCCTCCGCGCTCTCCCGGTCGCCCGGGTAGTCCTCGGCCGCGTCGCCCTTGGTGACCTTGGAGCAGTCGGGGCAGGCCATGTGACCGTCACGGATCGTTCCCTTGCCGTGGCAGGTGGGGCAGCTATCGCTGGCCTTGAGGCTGGGTGGCATCTCTTCGTCGGACATTCCGAACTTCCTCCGGGCAATCGCCTTGATCTTGGCACGGACAGCCCCCGGGTCCTCCGCGTGGTGAGCCAGCGAGGCAGCGTCGGGGACGTCGGCCCGGGATCCGATCGGGAAGGTCTTGTTCGGACCCGCGAAGTCCTCGTCGGCCAGCGACGTACGGTCCTGTCCGCCCGAGTCGACCACCCGGCCGTCCTTGAGCTTCCGTTTGTTCACTGCACTGCCGAACATCGCCGGATATGCCAGGGGACCTGATAGCCGGGCCACCAGCTCGGCCGGTCCGCCCTTGGCGGCCTTGACGATAGTGAACGAGGTGTTCTTGTTCGACCCCCGGTCGACGAGGCTCACCTCACCGATGTCGCCGCCAGCGATGGTCCCGGCCGGAGCGGTCGGGTCGTTGAACAGCGTGACCGGATCCAGGACACCGATGGAGAAGTCGCGGAGTACGCCCTTCTCAACCAGGTCAAAGGCCGGGGTCGACTGGAGGACCAGAGCCTTAAGCCAGTGTGCGTCAGTGTCGTCCTTGAACTCTTCGAGCGCCAGGCCCTTACCTGCCGGGTAAAGGAACGGCGAGTGCTGTACCCGGACATTACCACCAGTAGTGATCCAGGTTCGCAGTGCCTTAGCCGACCAGTTCGGGTCGACCTTCTGATGGTCGGAGTCGCGGCTACCGTCCGTACACGGACCGTATACGATCAGGTCGCCCTCTGGGGTGTACTCCTTCCGCACGATGGGAAGGGAGAAGTACGCGGTTCGTGTTTCGTTCTGCCCCAGTACAGCAGCCTTAGTCGCCACCCTGCCTCCTCCTGCTAGCGCATAGCGTACTGTATGTGATTCAGCTCAGGCAAGTCGAGCTAAACGGTTCGGTCAGGGGAACATCTCCAGCATCGCATTGGCCGCTAGCGCGGTCTCCACCCGCACGTCGATGCCGTACCAGGTGGCCGGATGGTTTGCCGACCCAGGGAACCCCAGGCCCGCGTTGAAGAACCCTTGCTGAATAGTCCCCGGGGCACTCGCCTGAGCCGGTGCGCTGATCGGCCCGGAAGTAAACCCGCTGGCAGCCACCGCCGTACCCCAGAATCCCGAGATGAACTCCAGCAGGTCCGGGTGGTTGATGCATCCGGAATAGAACACGCCCGGCGTCAGCGCCACGTTGAACGGTACCCAGTTGAACTGTCCAGCCACGAAGGTACCGCTGCCCGCGTTCTGAGCGACCAGCGTCCCTGTGGTTCCGGTCACGGTCGTGTACAGGATGCCGTTGTAGTTGCTGCCCGCCAGGTTGGTCTCGGTCGAGGGGACCCAGAACGCGATACCAGACAGCGTGCAGGGAGAGCTGACCTGGAACACCAGGCTGTCCGTCCTGCTGCCGGTAGCGGTCGAGGACGGGGTACCGCCCCCCACCGGTATCGCCCCGTTCCACACAGTGAACGTGGACATCAGAAGCCCTGCGGGATCGGAGCACCCAGGTAGCACCACTTGGTCAGAGCCGCGTCGTACTCGAACGCGATCGTATCGCTCTTATTCGCCCCGGTAGAGAGCGTGGGAGCGGAGTTCGGGGTGCCTCCCGTGGAGCCGAAGTCGTAGGCCGTGCCCCAGCTCACCGTGCGGCTGCCCGTGGCGTCCTGGGCCAGCCGGAACCGGAGGATATCCCCATCGACCGGATTGGTCGGATTGCTGATCGTCCAGCCGGAAGCGGTCAGGGCCAGCTTAGCCACGTTGCCCAGGGAGGCATCGACCGCGACCAGGCCGCCCGACTGGGACAGCGTAAAGACCTTGGGCGCGAAGTAGGCAGGAGCGGTGACTCCGCCCGCCATCAGGGCCTGGATCGCCGCTGCCGCGCTGGCCTGGCCGGTGCCGCCGCTCGCGATCGGCAGCGGCAGGGACGTCAGGAGTACCGCGTGGGTGTCCGTGTAGGTCTGGGCCGCAGCCTGGGCCGCAGCGGCAGCGCCAAGCGCGTCGTAGCTCAGGGCCGGGATATCTCCGGCTACCAGGGTATCCCAGACCGGAGGGGCCGCGTTCACTCCGTCGCCCAGCTCCCGCAGGAACTTACGGGTCGCTGCCGCGTTGCCCGCCAGCCGGGTCACGGTGCCCGAGGCCCCGCCGTACATTGAGTCGCCTAGCGTGGTCATGGGGTTGACCAGCGAGGTAATCGTGACCGCTCCGGTCTGGCCGTTGACCGAGGTGACTGCCCCGGCCGACCCGCCCGTGGTCAGGCTGAGCTGGCTGGGGTTGTCCGGAGCTACCGTGAGGGCAATCGGAGACGTGGGGGCGATGGTGACGACCGGCTGAGCGAATGTGGTCACGGCTGGACCGCCGGATCGAGCATGAGCTGGCCCCAGAACAGGTTCAGGGCGTTAGCCGGGTCGGCATAGTCCATCCACATCGCATGGTAGAACGTGGTCGGGGTCAGCGGGGTAGTAGCCGGAGGGTACAGAGCGAACTGCACCTGGGAGACCACCGAGGTGCTCACCACGGCGATAAGTCCGCCCCCGGCCGGGGTCGGGGAGCCGGGCTGGTCCGACCGGAGACGGATCACCGTGGAGCCCGCAGGGCTGGCCCCGAACGGTGCTGTTGAGACGATATACTCGAACGTGTGACCCGCGATCAGGAACGGCGAGATACCGTCAGCCTGGAACATGCTGATCGTCCATGAGCTGTTCGACCCGAGCGGCATCCTCAGGTCGAACGCGGCAGACTGGTTGCCGAGGGCCACGGGCTAGCCCTTCGCGGCTTCTCCGGCCGGAGCCGGTGGCGCGGCACTCGGCCCGTACTCGGCCATGTGGGCTTCGTTCTCGCCCGGGGTGGCGTGCCGGACCGCTTCCCGGGGCACGCTGACCCGGCCCTGCCTGGCTGTAGAGATCGAGATCCGGCCGCTGGAGGTACCGTCGTGGATGCCGGTGATCTGGGTGCCGTCCTCGTGCTCAGCAAACACGGTGTCACCCTTGATCGGCCGGGCCGCATCCGGGGCTACCTTCTTCCAGCCATGTTCATAGCCGTGGGGACCGGCTTTGGTCACGTCGGGCACGACGTGCTGGGTCCTGGACAGCGAGTGCTGCATCTGCGACAGGACGGTCCGGTGCCCGGGATCGGATGCCAGGGCACGAGCGGACCCAAGGAAGTCAACCGCGTCACCGACCCGGCCCTCCTGGAAGGCCCGTACCGCCTCGTCGCGCTCGCCCTCGAAGGTCCTGAACCGGCCGGTCGGCCGGTCGCGCTGGTTACGGCTGGCCTTGGTCACCGGCCCCTCCCACGCCTTGGTGCTGGCAAGCTGGGACCGGGCCGCCTTGATCTGTGCCCGGAGCTGCTTGATCTGCTGCTGGACCTGGCCCAGCTTGGAGGTCCCGGCCGCCGTGCTGCTGTGCTGGGACGACGAGCTGCTGCTCTGGGAGGTCGACGCCTGGGCGTTCGAGCTGACCGAACTACCCTGGGTGCCGGTCTTGGTCGAGGCCGCCCCGCTGACCGGACCCTTGGTCAGCTCGCGCTCTTCCTTGAGCAGCGCGTTCAGGCGGCCCTCCAGACCGGCGATCTTCTTTTTCAGCGCGGCACGGCGGGCTGCCCTCCCCTGCTTGCCTCCGGGGCCGGAGCCCTTCGGACCCGTCTTGCCCTGCTTGCCCTTGCCGCCCTTCTTGCCGTACGGGTTCGGCTTCTTGGGCGCGGTGCTGGGTCCGTCCCCTCCTACGGTGAACTGCCCGCCCGTGACCTTGCCGGGGGGCACCCGGGCCTCGCCCGAGCCGTCCGCTGCCTTGGTTAGCAGGTCCACACCCTTCTCCATCCTAGCGTGCTGGGCGGGCCAGTAGCCGAGGGCTCCGTGGTGCCGCAGGTTGCAGTATCCCTTGGCTTGCTCGGGCGTCATGTGCCCGTGCTCGGTGACCTGGGCGACACAGCGGTCGAAGTCCCCCGGGGTGCCCCAGCCGATCGCGTCACGCTCGGCACCGTGGGAGGGGCCGGAGTGTCCGTGGCCTTCCCAGTAGTCGCGGAGAGTCTGGGCGCTGCCGCCCCGGCCGTCTGCCATGTGCACAGGGTACCGCGCTCCATTCAGCTCGGGCAAGCCACGCGAAGCCATATCGGTCCAGATACTTGACACGGTGTCAAGCCGGATGTTTTAATGGAGTTACAACAGCAGAGAGGGGAGCCCCCACCGGGCCTCCGTTACTAGAAGGGAACCGGCCCCCAGCCGGTCCCGAAGGAAGGCGGGGCCTGAGGGTCGGGCCGGGTAACCCAGCCCGGTCGCGAGCCCGGTGGGGGTCCCGGGGGCCAGGCGCGAAGCAGGTCACGGTCGATTAGAGGACACGGGCCGGTCATGGTCGGAGCGAGCCAGGCGCAGCCCCCGGGACGGGACCAGGGAACGCCCTGACGGTCAAGCTCCGTCAGGTGCCGGACCCCCGAGGGGGGCCGGGCTGGCCGATCCGCGTAAGTGCCGCCCTATAGAGCCCTCGCGGGTGGCGGAGATACTCCCGATTCCCTCTCTGCTGCTGACAACTCAACAGCGGAACCAGCCGCCCTGAGGGCGTGCACGCAGACCGGGCCGAAGCGCCCGGAGTGCCGGAGGATTCGTAACCGAAGGTGACACGACCACGGTGGTGCAAACGGACGCCAGACCGCCCCGGGGGCTCGCCCTCCGGGTGGGTGAAGCCGATAAGGCCAGCCAACCCCACGTGCTGCGTGTACGACCCCAAGGCTGCTGGTTCCGCTAAACCGGGGCGGGCCGGGAGGCCGGTCACAGAAGCCGGACTAGGAGGCGCACACTCGCCGTCCGGCCCGCCCCCCGAAAGGAACCAGAGATGTTCATCGTCCGCATGTGGAGGCCCCGGCCTAAGCCCAAGCCAGAGCGCTGCCCGGTGTGCGGGCGTAAGCTAACTTCGTGGTTCTGCACCTGCTAGGAGGAGTGATGGCCAGCAAAGTGGTCAAGGTGTTCTTCGTCGTCGACGACGAGACGGCCGAGCACCTCGACGTAATGTCGCAGATGACCGTCAAAGAACGCGAGCTGTCGCGGGACCGGTTCACCATGGTCCGATCGGGCGTCGAGGTCGAGATTCACTACGTGCAGTCGGAGGTAATGTGATGGACGTTCGCTGGCTACTCGGGCTGGTCGGAGCCTTCATGGTGTGGGCCTACCAGGCCAAGATCACGTTCATCCTGTTCGGGCACCTGTTCGTGATCCCGGTGCTGATCCTGGTCGCGACCCTGCTGGCCCTGGTCCTGCTCGCGCTGATCGCGGTGATCATTCGGTCGTTCCTGGACGGCGGGCTGATCCTCGGCCGGGGCTAGCCCTTGAGCCTACGCAAGGTCCGGCTGGCGTCCAGGATCTGCACATATTCCCGGCTGTTCTCGTCGGTATCGGCGGCCTGCCTGCGCAGCTCCTCCAGCCCGGCCGGGATCGACTCCGGATCGTCGAACGCCTGCTGGGTTATCTCCTGCGGTGTCACGATGCCGCCTCCCACGCCTGCACGATGCTCTGCATCTCAGTGAATGCCTGGTCCCAGATCGGGTTAGCCTTCTCCTCGTCCACGACCGAGGCCCTGGCCATTTGCGTACCCGCAGGGGCACGGGCCGCCTGCCCGAGCAGGCTGCCTAGGTTGCTGATCGCGGCCGACCTCATCCGGGTCTCGGTGCCTGGTACGTTCGCGTCCGGGTCGAGGCCGTAGCCCCGGACCAGTTGCTCGGCCATTATGCCTAGCTTACCCTCGACGCCCGACCGGCTGATTTCCTTTACCAGTGCCTTGACCCGGCTGGCCTCATCGCGGCCGAGGCTCCTGTGAGCTGGCAGGCTGGCCACCTTCTGTAGCCACCGGTACTGGCGAGTGACCTTGCTGGCGTAGTGGCCCCAGGACCCGCCGCTGTCCAGGTTGCTGTTCAGGCCATACATCGTGGCCAGATTCCGCAAGTTGCCCGCAAAGGTCGGGGTGTCGCCCACTCCGAGGGCGTCGACGAACTCGGCAGCGTGGGTGGCGGCCCCGATCTCGGTCATTCCCTCCTCGATGTCAGCCTGCAGCTTGCGCTGGTACGCGGCGGTGTTCTGGGACAGCAACGCGGTGTTCCGCTGGCCCTGGCCGATCGAATGGAACAGCTCGTGCAGGATCACTTGATAGGTGTCGGCCTCGTGGAAGTTCAGAGGTGCCTTGTGGTCCTTGTTCCGGATGCGGGCCAGGTTGGCAACCACGTCTTCGCGTAGCTCCATCTGGCCGTCCCAGCCCATCGAGGCCAGGATGTCCTCGTTACCCTGCTTGGGTAC